ACGGTTTGATTCAACCGTTCCTAGGTTCCTAATCCGTTTTGCGTTTGGCATCATAAAGAAGGCGTATGGAGCCGAATATGAAGGAGTGCTTGAAATGTTAGAGCATTACTTCATCTTCACGCCAATAATGATGCCAGACGGTAGGACATTCATCAAGAGGACAGGCATACCATCAGGATCTAGGTTCACAGCGCTTATAGGCTCAATTGTGAACTGGGTCCTAATCCATGCCATGACCAGGGGTGAGGCGCGTCAGCTCCACACTGTGGGGGATGATAGTCTCTTCGCTCTACCCTACACGGATCAGAAGATCCGTAGGATGCTTGATGAATGGAAGAGCTTTGCGGCGGCTCTAGGAATGGTCATCAACCCTGATAAATCTGAGATTGGGTTGGATGTTAAGTTCCTAGGTCGTAGACAAAGGTATGGCTCGACCTACCGAGATCCCGGGATACTTCTACTCCATTTTATGTTACCCGAAATATCTGGGGACAAAATGGAGGAGAGGCTCTTGGGTTTATTATGGGACTCCAGTTTAAATGACTGGCCCATATTCTCCTTGTATGCGCATTTTGCATTATTACCAATGGAGGTAAACCCAAGGGAAGTACCGTGGCCAATGAGAGTGGCGATAGGCGGTGAGCAGTTAATATCCGTCGGTGCCATTTTCTCACATGGTTGACTGTCACGGTGTGCGGATGGTATCTGCTCCAATACCACCGCACGGCGGACGCAATTAGCAAGGCGTGGCAGTCCGAAGGTAAGGTTAGTTTGGGGCTACCCATTTGAAATCAATCTGATAGAGGGTAGTTTTGCTGAACCTTACCAGGAGGTACTTCTTTCCCGTAATGCGCCAATACTTCCGCGAACTAAACGTTGGATCTCAATGGCGCTGGATCACGTGAAACGGAGCGGGACACCAGTAGGACTCGACTGGTCGCGGTTTGACTCAACCGTTCCCCGGTTCCTAATCCGTTTTGCGTTTGGCATCATAAAGAAGGCGTATGGAGCTGAATTTGAGGGAGTGCTTGAAATGATAGAACACTACTTCATCTTCACGCCGATAATGATGCCAGACGGTAGGACATTTGTCAAGAGGACAGGCATACCATCGGGATCTAGGTTCACAGCGCTCATAGGCTCGATTGTGAACTGGGTTCTGATCTATGCCATGACCAAGGGTGAAGCGCGTCAGCTCCACACTGTGGGAGATGATAGTCTCTTCGCTTTACCCTACACGGATCGTAAGATCCGTAAGATGCTTGACGAATGGAAGAGCTTCGCTGCGGCACTAGGAATGGTCATCAACCCCGATAAATCAGAGATCGGGTCGGATGTTAAGTTCCTGGGTCGTAGGCAAAGGTATGGCTCGACCTACCGAGATCCCGGGATACTTCTACTCCATTTTATGTTACCCGAAATATCTGGGGACAAAATGGAGGAGAGGC